CCTGGATATGGTGAATGTTTAGATGAAATGTTAGCACTAAGCACATCTAGAAAAGACACAGTATTTTGTGTAGCAGACGCACCATTTAGATTGGCCGCAGACGCAACAAGCACTCAAAACTGGGCAACTAATTCTAGTATTGCTACTGAGAACGGTGAAGATGGACTTGTAAGTAGTTCTTACAACGCCGCAGTATATTATCCACATGGATTAGCAAGTAACCTAGACGGTACTAACGTAATGGTTCCTGCTTCGCACATGGCTTTGAGAACTATAGCATTTAATGACCAGGTATCATTCCCATGGTTTGCACCAGCAGGCTTCCAAAGAGGTCTTGTTAATAATGCTACAAGCACAGGATACTTAGATTCAACTACTGGAGAATTCCAATCAGTTAGTTTAAGTGAAGGACAAAGAGACAGTCTTTACCTTAACAAAATTAACCCTGTTGGAAACTTCCCAGGTAGAGGTATTGCAGTATTTGGACAAAAAACTTTGAATCCAAGTGCAAGTGCATTAGATAGAATTAATGTAGCAAGATTGGTTATTTACATCAGAGAACAACTTGATGATGCAGTAAAACCGTTCTTGTTCGAACCAAACGACGAAGTAACTAGAGCAAATGCTAAAGTAGTAGTTGATAGATTCTTAGGCCAATTGGTAACACAAAGAGGTTTATTTGACTTTATCACAGTTTGCGACACTACTAATAACACTCCAGCAAGGATTGACAGAAATGAATTGCATATTGATATTGCTATTCAACCTGTTAAAGCAGTTGAGTTTATTTACATTCCGATCAGAATTCAAAATACTTTGGGTTCAACAGGCTAAGTTATACCCTAACTTAGATAAAAGGGCAGTTTTTACTGCCCTTTTTTTATGCCATAATTAAAACTAGAGTTTACTTTTTTCTCCTTATTATGATAAATATTAGCATAATATAGCCCTTAGGAGAAAAATATGGCAGTATCAAGTGCAACAACAGAAACTAAGAGTAAGTTTGGTGTTCCTGTAACAGGTGCTACCGGTTCTGGCATTTTGATGCCAAAACTAAAGTACAGATTTAGAGTCAGTTTCTTAAACAACTTCGGCGGCACGCCAGAAGCAAAAGTTTTGACTCAAAACGTTCAGAATGTTGGTAGACCAAAAATTACTTACGAAGAAATAATAATTGATAGTTATAACTCAAGAAGTTACCTTCAAGGTAAACATACATGGGATCAAATTACATGTATAATTAGGGATGATATAACTAACCAGGTCACTAAGCAAATAGGGGCTCAGGTTCAAAGACAACTTAACCATTTTCAACAAACAACACCAGCGGCAGGTTCAGACTACAAATTTGATATGCAAATTGAAGTACTAGACGGTGTCAACGCAGGTGCTACTGAAGTTTGGTTCTTAGAAGGCTGTTTCTTACAAAACGTTGATTACAGTGAAGGCGACTATTCTGTAAATGATGCAGTAACAGTAACAATGACTATCAGATATGATAACGCAACTCACTTTGAAGGTGATAACGATATTAATGGTAGAACAGTAGCAGGAAATCCATTCCCGGATACAGTACCAACCAATTCAACAATTAGTACTTAATACTAATTGACGTGTTCAAGTTGTGTCTGAATTCCTAAAGTTTACTGGAAAGAACAGTAAGAACAAGTTTTACGTCAGGGACTTTCGAAATGCTTATCGCTTTCGACCTGACGTAAATCCACCACGTCAAAAATTTAATGGATACGTTAATTTTATTGTAAATAGACAATTACAAGAAACAGTATTCAATAATTTAGCAGGCGCAAGTTTTAGAACTAGTATTAGTAGTTTAGTCAGAAGATCTTCTTTACCAGCCGCTAATTTTAGAACTGAAGTTAAGAATCAATATAATAAGAAACGTATTGTAACAACCGGTGTAGATTTTGCACCTATAGACTTGACAGTTTTTGATACTATTAATAATGAATGGTTAACATTATTGATGAGATACTATGCATACTTATATATGAATCCAAGAAATAAGAATGCAGAAAATGACAGAGATGTTTATCCTTACACAATCGAAGCATTAGAAAAACAAAAAAACTTTTTTAACAGCAATGAAGCAGGTTTAAATTTGCAAGTTGATAAAAACTTTTTTGAAAGAATAGATATAATTTTATACCATGGCGGACGAGGAGTCCAATATAGTTTAACAAATCCTTTTATAACACAATTTTCTAATTCAGAAATTGATTATGCTAACAGTGAAGCAATGGAATTCAATATGCAAATTGAATACGAAAACTTTACAACATACGACATTACTAATTTTGAATTATCGAGTGTTGATTTGGATAGATTTGAAAATGTAGCAGGTGTAAATTTTGCTAATGATGAAGTAATGATTAAACCATTAGCAATTCAGAAAGAAACAGATTTAGAATTTTTAGGCAATAAATCAGGTAATTCGATAAGTGCAAATGGTACAAGAGGTCGTACATCACAACCAGGTGTAAGAACAACTCCAAAAGCAGAATTTGAACCGTCTTTATCTGATATAATAAAAGGTTATGCAAAAGATTTATTATTTGGTGGATCCAATGGTAGTAGTCCAGGTGTAACTGCCGCTACTCCTACATATGATAGGTTAGATAACCCTATTACTAAAAAGTTAAACGACTTTATTCCAGGCCTGGGCGGAATCATAGATACTGCGGCACAATCTTATTCAAGTGGCGGTGATGTAGGTGATGACCTTAAAAACTATGCTATTGATAAAGGGTTAAGTTATTTAGGCGACCAACTAAATAATGGAGATTCGTAATATGTCATCTGCTATATATAATACATTTGGTTCTGAAATACAATTTAAATATAACCAGGGAGTTTTAGAAGCATATTTTGAAAATGCATCTGTAAAATTTCCTCTTCCGGAAGCAACGTCTGACATACTATCACAAATTGCTGTACCTCCAGAAACACCAATTGACTCGCAAACATTAGAAGCAGTAAAATCTCGTTTAGAAAGTATTGGGTTTGGAAAATACAATGCTAATGCAATGGCTAAAGTATTAATACAAGTAGCAAAAGTGCAAAATATAAGTCCAATGGAATATTTTGAAATAAGTGAAAATAGCCTTAAATTAACAGTAGACTCATACAATGCAGTAAATTCATTAAGACCTAAAGGAAGTAAAATAGATCTTAAGACACCTATACTTAATAACAGAAGTACAGTAAAATCTCTTATTAAGCCGTAACAATGCCTAAGTTTGCAAAAGGCCAATATACCGTAATAAACGAATCTAAATATGTAGGCAAAAAGGCTCCTACATACAGAAGTAGTTGGGAATTAGCATTTATGCGTATGTGCGACAATCATCCTAATATTTTTAAATGGGCAAGTGAAAACATAAAAATACCTTACCAAAGTCCTTTAGATGGCAAGTACCATAATTATGTTCCTGACTTTATGATACAATATCAAGACAAAAATGGCAAAGGCCATGTTGAAGTAATTGAAATAAAACCTCGTAATCAGACCACAATGGAAAGTGCTAGAACACAAGGACAAAAAGTTCAAACAGCCTTAAATGCCGCTAAATGGGTTGCGGCACAAGAATGGTGTAAACGCAAAGGTATACGTTTTAAAGTTATCAACGAAGATCAAATATTTCAAAACAACAAACCTCGAAAACAGAAAAGAAAATGAAGATATTTGAAATAACAAATTCGATTGATCATAGATATATCATAAGAAAAATAATGATAGATAAAAAATGGCCAGCAGGACTTATTAAGGAAATTGAAGATGAATGGATAATGAAAGACCCCACAGCAGGTAAAGATGCTGTAGAATATATAAACAATTTAACATTAGTTAAACCAACACCAGTAAAAATGCCTGTAGAAAAACTATTACAACATAAAGATAATATACTTCAAATGAAAAATTTACCCCAGGACATACTATATAAAATAAAACAAAATCATCCAAATAGTCCCATACCAAATAATATTAACAAAAACTTTGAAAAGAATCCTAACAGATATGATCAATATTCTAAAATGGACCCTTCTACAGCAAGACCCAGTGTAATGGTAGATGGCGCAATAGATTTTGGTGTAGGCAGATTCACAGCCGCATTAGTAAGAGGCGACCAGCACTTGAACGTTTGGCAATTACAAGCAAATAAATAAATGTATATATGAAGTTATTAGTAGCAGGTGACAGTTTTGCACAATTTCCTAATGGTGAATGGTATAAAAGTTTTGCTGAATCACATATAACAGATAAGCATTGGTGTCAACTAATCGATAAAAATGCTGTTTCGATTGGTTATGGAGCAGGAGATATGTACACAACTTCTTTTGTCACAATACAACGTATTCTGCAAGACACTAGTTTTACTCATTGCATATTTTTTATTACATCTGTTGATCGAGATATTATACAAACAAATAGTAGAAGGCATACAGATATTGCAGTAAGCACTACTCATAACAATTTTATAGATAATTATGAAAACAATTTTGCGGATTCAGGCGTAGCAAAAACAGATACAGAATATAGTGATTATAAATTTGTAAACTTTGAAAATATTTTTAAAAATGAAGAAAATGATATTGTAAAAGGATACTTTCATACAAGTGCTGAATTTAAAAATTTACATACTAAATTAAGTTGTTTGTCTTTAATTAAAACTTTTTGCGATAGAAATAATATTAAATTATTATTTGTTGCACCATTTGACGATGCAAATATACAAGAGCAATATAATTTTTTTACAAATACTCCTATGTTTGATTTTAGACATGCTGATATAAATTGGTTTGAATTTTTTGAATCAAAAGAATGTAACAATTATATTTCTCACTTAACGAATGATATGCACTTAACAGTTGCAAATCATTTCCACAAAATCTATCCTAATTGGCTCGATAAATAGAAGTATGACTAAAAAATTAGAAGAAGAGTTTAATTTACCTCCTATAGAAGAAGTTACTAAAACTGAAGAAGAAGTTATACCCACGGTTGAAGAAACTACAGAAGTCATACAAGAAACACAAGGTGCTCTTAGTGTTAGTGAAAAGATCAATGCGGCATTCAAAGAAATTAAAGGTTTAGAAGATCATGAAACTGAAATGTCAGACATTGGCAAAAAAGCATTAGAAAGTTATGAAACATTAATGCAATTAGGAATGAATGTAAGTGATATGGCGGCTGGTAAAGTATTTGCAGAAGCAAGTAATATGTTAAAAATTGCACTTGAGGCCAGTGATGCTAAAACAAAAGCAAAACTACAACAAATAGATTTAATGCTAAAAAAAGCCAGAATTGATAAATTTGATAATAAAGGTGCAGAAACAGAATCAGTACAAGCAACAGTATTTGATAGAAACGATCTTTTAAAAATTATAAAAGGTAATTAGACCCAAGTAACTAGTTTAAATCTTTCTTTGGGTAAGTTTAATTGTTCTGTAGTCCATTTACTTTGTCCAACAAAATCTAAGTCTTTCCAACTTTCTTTATTTTCTAATTTGTAGTTAGCAAATTCTTGCCAATCCATACTAAAAATTAATTTTTCAATTTCCTCTTTTTTGACTAATACTTCATCTAAGTCGTTGCTATCCCATTCATAATGAAACAATTCCATAGTGTTGTATCTATTGCTATCAACATAATCTAAACTGATATCTATGCCCCACTTAGATTTAAGTTGAGTCATTTTGTGTATAAGATGATTGCCTTCTGCCCAATGCCCTAACTGTTCTAGAGCATATCCGTG